TTTCCACCTTGTTCTTCAATCTCATCAGTTACTTCAGATGCGTTTAGATCTTCGAATCCATCATCTTCATTATCAGGATCTTCGAAGTTGTCGAAATAATCATCGGCGCTTTCTTTATATAAGTTCTTATGCATTTTTTCAAATGTGTTATCTTTGTTTTTACTACCTTTAGTGTAGTCAAATTCCGCATTTGGATTTAGATCTGACACATGGTAGATATCGTCAAGATGACCACATTCGGTACATTCGCCTTCATTCATTTGTGAACCACATTCAGAACAAACTCCTTTTGCTTCTCCAATTTCACCTTTCCATCCACATTCAGAACATTCGCCTTCCATCATCATGGCTCCACATTCGTCACAGACTTCTTTAACCTCATCTTTGTTAATTCCGAAATTGGTATATGGTTTAACAACACCTTTATTGCTCATGACAACACCAATCTTATCCTGTGCTGGATCATATTCATATAATGGTAATGTATTTTCAACCTTTGGTTGCATGGTTTGATAACCATTATACAATGATCTATGTTTTGATAAAATATCATCTTTCTCATCTGGAGAAATTTGATTTAATGCCCATACTTTCATATTAGTTTTTTTCTTTATAAATAGTCTTATTTGTTGGTTTTATTTGACATCCATAATATAAGGGATTATCTTTTTAATTATACAGAAAACATGGATAGAAACGACTTAGATTTTTTAGCGGAAGGCGCAGTTATACTTGATGGTTTAGATGGCGCGATTATTGGTATAGTAGAGGAATTTGGAAATGGTCCTCGTGTTCTATACTCAAGGGATAAGATTATTGAGATTCTCCAAGAGAGAGATGAAATGACCTATGAAGAGGCATTTGAGTTCTATGATTTTAATATTCTTGGATTATATGCTGGAGAACAGAACGCAGTATTTTTAATTTCACAATAATTGATTATATTTGTGAAAATATGAAAATCGAAACACAAGAACAATTTGATGAATTTGTGGGAGAAACAATCCCTCAATCACTTTTTCATATTGAAAAAACCGACTTGGATGACGAGTATGGTATTCGATTAGATGAATTAACATTATTAAGAATATTAAACGAAAATCCTGAAGTATTAAAATTTAAATCACTTACGTGGTTTATTCGAATCTTTTTATAAATTAAATTAAAAATTACATTATGAGTTTACAGACACTAGTATTCAACACCGCAACAAAAACAGTAAAAATTTATCAGGGAGCGGCAGAATCTTCACCTATTGTAATGGTCTTCAATGATGTTCCAACCGTAAAGGTTATGGAATCTTTTTATGAGGTCATGCAACTTGAATCAGATGAAAAAAGAGTTCCTGTTGCCAGATTCCCAATTGCAAATACCAATATGCTAATCAATAAATAAATTAATACATATGAACAGATGACACCAATTAATGAATTATTCGAATCTATTTATAATGAGACCATTATTCACCATTCATTCTTAGATAAAAAGTCTGTCCTTGAGTGTATCAGGAAGGCATATTATTTGGGGAAAAATGAAGAAAAGGCAAAATACGAAGGACTAAAAAAAGATTTTGAATCTTTAATGGAAGATTGGCGTAATTCATCAAAATATAATTCATCTTGGGATTTAATGGGAAAAGACTGGGACGAATAATCTAAACCATAGATTATAAACAAATGAAGTCATGGACGCATTGTTAGTAATTGTTGCTCTACCATTAGTGTGGGGCATATCATACTTAATGTTTAATTTATATTACAAAAACAGTAAAAAACACCCACATCATTACAAGTAAAATATGAACAAATTAGATTTAGATTACCAATCACTATTGAAAGATATTCTGGATAACGGAGTTAAAAAATCAGACAGAACAGAAACCGGAACATTATCAGTATTTGGTAGACAAATAAGACATAAAATGTCTGATGGATTCCCATTGCTTACCACGAAAAAAATGTATTTCAAAGGTATCATAACCGAACTTATTTGGTTCTTAAAAGGAGATACACACATCAAATACCTTGTTGACAATGATTGCCATATCTGGGATGCAGACGCATATAAACATTATTGTAGTCAAATTCCTGAATATAGCAAACAATTTACTATGTCGAAGGAAGATTATATCAACAAAATTAAAACCGATAAAGAGTTTGCTAAAGAGTGGGGTGATTTAGGAAAAATTTACGGATTTCAGTGGCGTAATTGGAATGACGGAATTGACCAGATAAGTGAATTGATTAAACAGTTAAAACATAGTCCTGATTCTAGGCGTATGGTTGTAAATGCGTGGAACGCATCAGATTTACCACACCAAGTTCTCCCACCTTGCCATTATGGATTTCAAGTTTATACAAGAGAGTTAAGTTTTTCTGAACGATATAAAATCTATTCTGGTGGTAATAAAACTTGGGAAGAAGATGGGGGAAACTCTCACGGAAAAATCAATGGGATTGATTTAATGGATGAAAAAAATATTCCAACCAGATCAATTTCATTAATGTGGAACCAAAGATCGGTCGATACGGCATTGGGACTTCCGTTTAATATTGCGTCTTATGGATTACTTCTAACAATAATTGCCAAGATGGTTAATATGGTTCCAGATGAATTAATTGGTAATTTAGGTGATACTCACATTTATAAGAACCAGATTGAGGGGGTAAAAGAACAGATTGGCAGAGATTTAACAATAGAAGAGAGGATTGCAATTGCGGTTAGACATCCAAAATTTGATGTATTTGATTTTGGTATTGGACAAAGGGATGATAGAGATTTTGAACACTATTTACTACACGACCATAGTCTATGTGATTCATATGATATACCACGAAAAACTAGAATACCATTTGAACTACCAACATTAAAAATCCATTCAGGGTTAATTCAATCTCATCTATTGGAATTAGATCAAATAATTGACACATTTGACCCAGAGATTACTTTTACATTGGAGAATTATCAATTCCACCCAAAAATACATTTTCCGTTGTCTAATTAATATATTTTATTTGGGAAAGGACATATAAAGTTCCAAGATTTTTGGACCCATATTTCTAAGTCCTCTCTCAACATTAGGGACATCAATTTCAATACCATTGGATTGCATATACTTTATGGTTCCTTGAATCATCTTATCTTTGGCTTCATCCGCCATATCCAATAGGTCTTGAAATGTGTCATTATCTTCCATTCCTTCACCATAATATCTGTCAAGATGTTTTTTGCCACAATATAATAATGGGGTTGCCTGTAACATATTTACAATTCCTGTGTCTCTAACCGCATGAAGATATTTTTTCAAGAATTTCCAGTCAAAATTATCAAATACTTGTGAATTTTTGGAAAAGTAATTGTATTCTTTTGATGTTGTATTTTCTTCAATTTTTTTGGGGAAGTCTTTAATCCATCTGTCAGTAGAGCTAAGTAACCCTAAAGTACTTCCGTTGTCCCAACGAACATTCATAATATCACCATCACCATCATCAAATGGATCTTTTTGAATGCCTGTAACAGTGCCTATAGTTCCCATAGGAACGGAAGTTTCATGGTGCATGTAAATACACATTATTCTATCACCCTTTGATAGTTCAGGATTTAATTCTCTTACTGGACGACTCATAGTAATAAATATACATATATGGTATATTTATATTTGATATGGAATTTTTAATTAACGAATCACAGCTAAAGCTCATTTTAATGGAGCAAGATAAGTCCAATATGTCAGACGACATGAAAAAATTATATTCATTCACATCCGATATTGTGGAGGATACAAAAAAAGAATACGGACTTAATGTTATGATGCTCTTAACTTGGGGTTGTTCTGTTGGTGGATTAGTTGCACCATTAAGCAACTATATTGAAAAAGGTAACTTTGATGTAACAGCTGAACAAAAAGCATTAATTCTTGTTGGAGTTGCTTCTATAATATTCTACAATAACAGAAAAGAAGTGTCAAAAGTTATTGATAAAATTAAAGAAGAGGGTCTTTATAATACTTTTAAGAAAATTTTATCTAAAGGAAAAGATTTAGAATCGGCGTTAGCAGGATTCCTTACTTCAATTAATGTGACGGTTGGAAGTCTTTTGGAATTAGTTACCTATAGTTTTCTTATTCCTGTCATCTATGATTTTTATTTAATTGCTAATAATTCGGTTAATCTAAAAGAATCGGCAATTAGAATCGCTCAACACTTAATTGCATCTGGAGTTGTCATTGTATCCAAAAATACTTTATCACAAGTAACAAAAAGAATCTTAACTAATCTTAAAAATTAGACTTCCGTAATAATTCTTTGAATTACTTTTTCTATTTGTTTGGGATTTAATCTGTGTTTGTGTGGATTTATCTTAAACCAATCTCTAACCAAAGTTTCAAAATCAGTTTTTTGTATTTTAGACTGTCGTTTAAACCCAGCTCTTTGTGCCTCTAATTCATGTGACTGAGAATAATATTTTTCAGGATTTTTTGGCGCTTTTGGAAATTTATATCCCGCCTCATATTGTTTTATATGTTCCAACTCGTGTCTAACAACTTCATTCAGTTCTCCGGCTAAATCCCATAGAATAGAATTGTCGGCATCAGGATTTGTAAGAATTTTAATATCAATGTTTTCATCGTGATAATATTCACCATCTACATCAAAATTTTCAACATCACCATCTATCCCTAATATTAGGTTAACCGAAAATACTTCATCAAACGCCATAGTTTGATAAAACTCTTCATTATTTCTAAGATACTTCGGAAGGGTGACTTTACCCTTTTTTTTGTTCTTATAGACAGTAATAATGTCTTTAACGATCTGTCTTGTAAGACTATCGTACTTACCTTCAATGATTAAATTTTCATTCATATCTTTTGGCGGATTATAAATTATGTTATCAATTAACACTGGTGAATTAATCCCCAAATATACTAAAAATCTTTTTAATAACTCTTCTGTTTTTACAGATAAATGATAATTAAATGATGATTTTGCGTGGATAAGAGTGGACACCAATGAATCCAATGATCTATTATCAGGAGTAAAACTTAGAATAGTTAGGTCATATGTAATAAAATCAGTAGGTTCTCCAAAACTAATTTTATTTACAGTTCCTGTTACATGCATTTTAGCTTTGATTTCTTTAAATAGAGTAATCCCATCATCATTAAGTCTAAAAGGATCCTCAATGGTAAAGGTCTTGGTGTCCAAAACCTTATTAATTACTTCTAAACTAAATGGTAATTTCATTATTATAATTCCTCAATTTCTATTTTTAGTTCTCTGTCTCCTTTTATTGTTCTATGCCAAGCAAGTTTTGGTATAATTAATTCGTCGCCATCTGATAATTTGTTTGGCAAAGAATTATCCATTTGAAATCCCCATCCACCACTTTCCATAACTCTAACTTTTCTATCTTTTAAATCCTGATGCCATTTTAATTCATCAGAATCCACATCGGGAGAGAATGTCCGATATAATTTTCCATCTCTTTCTTTTTGTTTGAAAGGATATTCCATATTACCACGGATTTGATGATGAAAGACCTAATTGTTTGGCATATCGTCCAACATTACAACTCCAATATCCTGCCATTGTCCTATCTGTCTTCTCAGAACATCTCTGACGAGCTCTAAATGATTTTGCCGCTTTTTTATTTGCATTTCTAACTTTTAGATTTGGATCTCCAAAGGTTACCTTCTTAATTCCACCATCTGGCTTTTTAACATATACTGCAAACTTTTTTGGTCCACCAGGAGTTCTAAATGGTTTACCCAAATTAACATTTTTTCCACGATGTTTTGCTTCTTCCAAAATATCTTCTTCGGTTTCAGTTTCATAGATAAATGGTGCATCCAAATAAATCATTTTGCCATTAATTTTCGCCTTTTTACCTAAATCAGATTCAATAATTGCTTTATCGTCTTCATTTAGATCAATTTTTCCTTGTTCCCATAACTTTCTGACTTCATTTACCAAATCAAAATACGATTCAGAATAAACACGAAAGACATTGTTCATAAGATTCATACCATTATCAATATGGTACTTTAATGCGTCAGACACTTTAACATTCTCTTTCAAGATTAAAGATTTGTCTAAGTGCTCTTCTAATGCTTCTTTAATTAATTCTCTTAACCTATCCATAATATAGACTTTTTTAATAAATATCACATAAAAAAAAACGAATTAAATCCGTTTCTTCATATAATGGCATAATAAAATTTTTAATTAATCCCGCTTACCACATATTTTATTTTTGTAAATAGTTATTGACTATCAATTTTACGAATATTTATATTTAGAATCGATTTAAACGATAACTAAACTTAAAAAAACTAACTAATATGTCAGAAGAAGTAGAAAACACAAATGATGGGACATGGTCTGGATTAAAAAAGACCATTATTGGAGCTCTCAGTACTCTAGTAACCGCTGGAGCTATATGGGCTGCATCTCTATTAGGTGGTGGTAAAGAATCAGCGCCAGCAGCGGTTGCAGCACCTCCATCAATAATCATTAATAATACACAACAGCAAGCGGCGCCTACTGTCATTGAGAAAACGACAGTCATTAAAGATAGTTCTTCTAATAAGAAAGAAGAAGCAAAAAAACCAAAAAAAGAAGGCGACGAATTTAAAACTAAACCAGCTTTATGGTAATATGTTATGGGAGAACAAACACAACAACCAAACACAGGATTTAGAGACCTTCTAAATTCGGTAATGAAAAGAAGGTGGTACATAACCGCCTTAGTTCTTGGTAGTTTTATATTAATTATCGGGGGAATTTTTTTATCTATTGGACTGAAAATTGAAGCGACTGGAGAGTGGAAAGAACTTCTTTTATTGTTACTAGGTGCGTTTATTGGTAGTTATGGTAAAATCATTGATTACTGGTTTAGCGATCAAGATAAAGATAAGATGTTAGTTCAAAAAATGGATGAAGAGGATGGTGCCACACTTTCAAATACTAATGATATGAAAGTAACCAATGAACCACCAACACCATTAATTCCTGACGCATTTATTCAAGGCGCCGTCGCAGCAAGAGAATTATCTAAAGTGGAGAATGTTCAAAAGTTTGAAATCAATAAGGTGGAACAAGCACACGAACATAAAATGGAAGAATTGGAATTTGAATATCACGCTCATAGACAATGTGAACACATATGGGGAGATTCCGACCATGACGGACATGATGAATGTCAGACTTGTGGACTACTAAAAGAAAACGTAACTGAATAATTATGGAAGAATCGAAAAAAGACTTAATTAGATTTATTGGAATATCGATAGTTTATATTCTATTGTTATTTATTTTTATTTCCAAATCTTCGGCACAAACCATTGGAAAAACAGAAACGGAGCAATATAAAGCGTCGTTTGAAACCAAAACAGATATTTCACAATATCTTAACTACAATGGAGAACAAATTCCTGTTCAAATTTTGAAATGCGGAATTAGTGATGAGATGTACGACCAATATCCTGAACTCAAAGAAAAAAGAGTCGGACTCGGTGTTGCAAACATTACCTTAGAATATCTCGAGAATCTTAATCGGTTTAGTTTTACTGAAGACAAGACAGAAATAAAGAATCGTATGGTTCGTCAGTTTCAGGCATCACAGTCAGGTATTTCTCAAGACAAATTAGATGGACGAGGAAAAATCAGATTGGCTCATTATTTTGTTGAAATCGAATGTTACGATTATTCCGTATCTGAGGATGAAACCGTCAATCTTAAAGATGGGGTCAAAAATCTTATGGTAACTCGTCTTGGATTACAAGTTAGATTCACTGACGCGGAAACAGGAGAAATCATTGCAGCGTCAGGATTAGGTGAGGCAAAGACAACAAGAGAACTAACGTTATTATCTGACGCAACTGTTGATCCTGTCAAATTTAATCAATCAACAATTAGTATATCAACAAAGAAAGCTTTAGATATCGCATGTTCCCGAATATTGGGACGAATGATAAAAAAGGGAGTGTTTAAAAACTAAAAACTACCATTAATATGTGGTAGTTTTTGGTACTCAGAAATCAAAATTTTAATACATATCAATATAAACAGCAAATCCCCATTGCGACAACAACGGGGATTCTATAAATAATAAACAAAATATGCCACGAAGCAACTCTATCTATTACCATTTTTTAGTATTGGTTTTTGGCTTATTCCTTAAGTATAAAAAACCATATGCAAAAAGTAAAATCAATTGCTCTTAATTTAAAGGATAAATTCTTATCTGCTTTATTATCTTTCGCCCTTGCGGGCATTGTCTTCCTATTTCTAGTCCAAATAATGGCTGTGGTCATGATTATGGCAGGAAAGGATGATCTACTATCTCAATGGGAAACATCTATTCGTCTTAAAACTGACGGAGTATTCAAGAACCATCCCGGAAATATCTTATACAACGAAAACAAACAAGTTTGGATCGAAAGTGTGACCAATAATGTCAAGATTGGTAAACTTGCTGGAAGCAGAAAATTAGAATTTGGTGTTAAAAATATTCTTGAGGAATATCTTCAAGAAAAAGAATATAACCTATCTGCTGACGCTCCGAATAAACTCAAGGTAGAGATTGTTTATTTGGATGTTCTAAAAACCAAAAAGAATATCTCTGTTTTTCATAGTGACCAAGAAGAAGTTGTTATTAGAATGAAAGGTACCTTATATAATAATGGAAAAAAAATAAAAGAAGCCATTGTGGAAGAAAGTTCTGCTGAAGTTTCAATGTCAACTCTCATTGTTGATGAAGGGGGTAAGTTCAACCAAACTTCATTAAGTAATGCGTTGAAAAAAACTTGTGGATCCCTAATAACTAAATTATTCAATTAATGTATAAAGGGGTATTAATCATATTAATATCGTTTATATTATTTTTTACTCAACGAGTAGATGGGCAAACCTATACCCAAACTTTTGTGGATAGATGTACTGGCGAAACAAAACTTGCGGTAACAACTTATGTTAATGGAAATGCTGTAGTTTCGTTCTACAATCAGGTTAGGGTGTTCACACCAATAGAAGTACAAAGTGGGGTATTACAATCTTGGTTAATAACTACCAAAGTAACATATGAGGCAATGACCTGTCCAACTGCCACTGTTATAACAAATGTGATAACAAATACCGTATCTCAAACCGTTGCAAATACTGCAGCATCGGCGGCGGCTTCAGCTGCTGCATCTGCCGCTTCATCAGCAGCTTCGGCGGCAAGTAGTTCAGCATCATCAGCGGCAAGTAGTGCTGTTGTATCAGTTCCGACACCAATAGCACCTCCACCACCTCCTCCGCCAACACAAAGTGCTCCCGCATCTGCACCAGTACCTACCGAAAGTAAACCAGAAGCAAGTGCGGCACCTGCTCCTACTGAAAGTAAACCTGAAGCTAAATCTGAAAGTGCCACCCCTTCTGAAAATAAAAGTGAATCTAATCCGGCAGAAAGTAAATCTGAATCTAAGTCAGAAAGTAAGTCCGAATCAAAATCTGAAGAAAAGAAATCTGAATCCAAATCGGAACAGAAAAAAGAAGAAAAGAAATCAGAAGAGAAAAAGAAAGAAGAAGAAAAGAAAAAAAAGGAAGAGGAGAAAAAGAAGAAAGAACAACAACGAGCATTAAATCCAATGATGTTGGCGTCTGACCTTACATCTTCTGAAAGCTCTGTGGGTAAGTTTGTTGAATCCATAACAATTGGTGTTAGTAGATCCTCTATGGCAGGAGACGAAAGTTGGAGCGCAACATCTATGATATACAGTAATCTTACTCAGTTTATATTGGGTGGTGGTTATACTAAAATGGCATTCAAGGATGGAGGATTAAACGCAATACACTCATACTCAACAGCAGAGGCTTATTTACAAGGTAATCTTATGAACTTGGTTGGATATACATATATTAAGCCAAATCCAAAATATGGGACATATGGATACAATTTGGGGGTTATTAATCTATTCCTAAAGGATGGTACCAAATATAACTACAATATGTCTTCCTCTATAGTGTCATTTTGGACAAAACCATATCCATATAGTAGGAAATTAGTTATATCTCCACAGGTATTCTCAATGTTCTCACCAATAGCTTGGAATACGGTTACAAACACCACAACTATTAATAAGAATATGGGCTTTATGTTGGGAGCATCATTTGACTATAAAATAAGCAAAAGATTTGGGTTTAGTTTCAATTATAAGTTCAGTGGTTCAACACAAAAAGGAATACCATTATTAAATAGCTTTTTAGTAGGCTCCAGAGTAATGTTATAAATAAAAATGAATAAAAATAAAAAAAAACAAAATGAAAAAAATATTATCTTTTATTGTAATAGTACTATTATCTGTATTTTCGGTAAATGCACAACTATCCGTTAATCAATCAATAGTGACTAAATCGTCTTACAAAGTAGGCGATACTATACAAGTCAAATACACAGTCAATCGTGGTTCAACCACTCCTCGTTATTTTTGGATTAGATACCAATATAACAATCAAGCATTGACATATGTATCAACCACCTTTTCACAAGGGACTTCAGTACAAACTTACTACACAAGTTGGAATAACTATGGATTTACTGCAAGTTCATTGGCAGACCCAACAAGTTTGTATTCACAATATCAATTATCCCCGTGGAATTATGCGTCAACTCCAAATTGGAATGTTGGTCAATTAACTATCCAACGAACCGATGCATCTATTGATGGTGATATTGCAACTCAAAAATACATCCTTAAAGATTTGGCGAGTTATACCGATATTCATAAATTAGATATATCGTATTCAATCGATAATACATCTACCCGTATTTCCCCAATTACAACCACAACTGGTAAAGTATCATTGGGTACTGTGGTAGGTGCAACTTCTCAATTCAAGGTACGAGTATTATATCCGTCAGGATATGCAATTTCAGACCATAGTGTACAATTGATTCCGTTACTAACAGATGGGTTAAATATGAATTTGACCGCAGGACCAATTGCAACTAAAACATTGGATTCAAATGGTGAGGCAGTATTCACAACCGAAGTTAAAGTAGGTGATGCATTTGGAGTAATTTTGGCACCTCCATCTCAAAAAAGTTGGATGGATAACATTATAACAGTTGCGGACGCTTACAAAGCATTCTTAGGTGTTTCAAGTGTTGGATTAGATGGTACACCTAACTACTTCACTTATCCTGTTAGAGAACAACGAATTGGTAATGTATCTAAAGATGATGGTACCAACACAGGTGCATTTAACGAAACAGACGCGTATTATCTATTCTCTTATGTAATGGGTATTGATATGAGTTCTAAATCATATATTCCAACATCAACCGCAACTTCATTTCGTTTTGAAAGTGCATTGTTAAATCAAAGTTGGTTAGATGGTACCAATAAAAATAAGGTAACCGTAACCGCACCTATTCAAAGTGTTGATATGGTATATGCTTGGGGTGGTGATTTGGATTATTCACATTCATCTTCTCCAACAGAAATTGCAAGTAGGGTGGCATCTGGAAATGTTTCACAAGGAATGAGTACAAACACTTACTTAAAAGATTTACCAATCAGAACAATGTCATATACACCACCTGTCTTGGAAAATGTTGCTTTAAGTGTATCATCTAAATTAGAAAATGGTAAGGTGATATTAACCACAACATTAACAAGACCTGATTTGGCAGGATTGGAAGTGATTATGAATTATGACAACACAAAATTAACATTAGATAATGTGGCGTTTGATTCAGGTAGTGCAATCACAAACTTCTCAACACACGATAATGGTAGATTAACATTTGGTTCTATTGACCAATTAAAAACAGCAAGAATTAAAGTGGGAACTCCATATAAATTAATATTCACACCAAAAACCACTTTAACAAATACTGCTGGATTATTTTACTTCATATTATCTGACGCTGTTGACGCAAATGGAACTAAAGTTAATCTAATCGTACAATAATGAAGA